TATCAGGTCCGTAGGGTTGAAACCGCCGGTGAACACATCCAGGGGTTCAATACCCGTTAAGATCATGCCGCGGTTATCCTCACCAGAATTACGTTTTTCCAGTGTGTCGATATAACCTTCAATCAGGGTATTCATGGCCGCCGGCACTAAGTTCTGATTATCACGGGCCAATCCATTTAACGACGCGGTGAATTCATCAATCAGGATTTCCGCTTGTGTATGGTTCTGAGCCGCCAATATATCCCGCTGGTAATTGCCGATCAGCGTGACCGCCTCACGGACACGCCAGCAGCCCATGACTTTCTCGGCGTAGCCTTTTAAATTCGCCTGCCAAACCGGTGTCCTGGCCAATTCCAGCAAGTTGGCCAGCACCCCTTTCTTTTCTCCCATCGCATCGGCGATAAAAAAGGGATCAATAATTGAGCCACCCAACGCCTGCTTCTTGATTTCAATGTAAACCTGACGAAGATGACCTGAATTGAACGCCTCTTCCGGCAATATGGCCAGAACATCATACGCATCCGGTGTCGCTCCGCCTGACAGTAATCCGCTGATAACGGCGGTTTCTAGATCATGGCCGTTCATGTTATTTCCCTCTCCGATAACTGTCCCAGTTAAACGCCAGTACCACACCGCCCTGTGACATACGGTCGATAATCCTTTCGCCCAGGAAACCGGACAGATCAGAAAGCGGCAGGTTGCTGATCAGGATGGTCGGTAATAAATCCTCATAACGGTTGTTGATGACTTCAAACAGAATATTGCGTTCGCTGTCCGTGCCGTACTGCACCCCGATTTCATCAATGACCAACAAATCCATTTCGCTATAGAACTGCAGGGTTTCGAACTCAGTCTGTTCGGCTTCATGGTTCCACGAACGGCGGAATGCCCGGATGATACGCGAGGCCGTTGTCATGAACGCCCGTTCCTGTTTTTCCGTGGCCACCACCCGGCAAATTGCCACGGCCAGATGGGTTTTTCCTGTGCCCGGACGACCACACAGAACCAGTCCCTCCCCCGCTTGCTTGCGCGCTTCCCAGCTGTGGGCATAGTTCTGGCAAATACCGAAGTTATGCTTTGCCGCCTCTGATGAGAGCTGGTAATTCGCGAAAGACGCCTGAGCAAAACGTGGGGAAATGTTCACCTCACGGAGTAAATCAGCTTGAGTCATGACGGGTCTCCCTGTTCGATGTTTTTCGACCAGTATGAATCCATCGATTCATAGTGTTTGTGCTCAAAACCTGTATGTGTGTTGGGACGCGATTGACGCTCCTGTTGGATTTTTTCAGGAAATAAGCCCTGCCAGCTGTTAACAATCGAAGTCATAATCACCTGATCTGCATTCGAACATGTAGCCAACATCTTGGCCTGCTGTCTGCAACTGGTTTCGGTCAACGGTTTTTTAATTTCCTGCCTGAATTTCACCCAGTCAGCCCAGACCTCAGCACTGACGTTTTCAGGTTTGGCCGTCAGTGGATCGAATTTTGATTTTCTCGACGGTTTTTCCCCTTGGGGGGTAAGGAGGGTTTTAGGTTCTTTGACTGGTTCAGAAGAGTGACTGGTTCTGGGTGCAGCATTTGCACCACTTACCCCCGCAGTATTTGCACCACTGGGTGCAGGAGATGCACCATAGGGTGCAGCATTTTCACCCTCGCCATCCGTGGGTTTATTCAGATTCAAATAATAGATATTTGACTGGTTCAACCCGCTGTTTGTTTTGCGAGTGGCCACACTGACAAAACCCTGTTTGACCAGTTGCTTAATATGGTTTTGCACTGAACGTTCTGACATTTCACACTCTTCAGCAATATGGGGAACAGATGGCCAGCACTCCCCCTGATCATTGGCATTGTCTGCCAGTTTGATGAACACGAGTTTCCGCAGTGGATTACCCACCTTCCGACTCATGGCCTTGACCATTAACAACATACTCATGCCTAAACCCCCAAAGACTTCGCAATAGCACGACATACCGCCTGATACTCGTCAGGGGGCAGGTTCGCGGTTTTCAATATGGACTTCAATTTTTCGTACTTTTCCCAGGCACTTAACGCCGCTTCCTTACGGCTGTCGTAAATTTTTGACACTTCTTCGAGGGTGGCGGGCTTATCGTTCAGGCGAAAGCCATTCCGATAAGTAATCTTATCGAGGGATCTCAGCATTGGTCTTGCCTCTCAGTTAATGCACGTTGGTCAGACGTGGGTTTATTGCATTCAGTGCAGATACCGCTATCGCTATTCGGTGTGACATGTCACGCCCCCCAAGTAGTGTTTCACTCATTGCTGCCGCAAATTCCCTGATCGCAACGGATGCGAGGTAATTCAGGTTATCTGCACTCGTTAATCTCGCCCGCCGTTCTGCGGGTAATGCCGCCTCAATCGCAGGCAACAGTTCCGAAATTTTGCGTTGTGCCGCATTTGAGTCACTACGTAACCATCGAAAAATCTGCTGTCGGTTGTTGTTTATCGCTTTCCAGTTAGCTTTTCCCATTCCGTCTTCAATCTGATGTAACCGAGACTGAGAACGGCCATGACACAGCAGGAAATACATTCGACTGACTTCAATTGCTACATGCTCCTGCCCTCGTTCTATTGCCCAAGCCTCAACTTCGGCTTTGAGCACACTAATGTTTTGCTCCACGATTTGCGTCTCCTGTCGCAGTGTTGATTATTGAGAATCAGTTTTTGGTTCGAATATCAACTACACTTCAGGTAATCCATCTTTAGGATTGGGATATAAATCCGGACGTAGCTCATGTGGAGTTACTCCAGTTAATTTATAAATTGGTATAACTCTCTGTGGAGGGACAATCCCATGTGAACGATGTACCCAATAACTAATTGTCATTTGTGAAACATTTAATTTTTCTGCCAAGGATTTTGCAGAACCGGAAATTTCGATAGCTCGTTTTAATGCAGTCACTATTTTTCTCCTAAAGCTGCTTACGTGCATTTATTAAACAATTAGTTGATGTCAATTGTCAACTGTTTGTTTATTTATAAATATAAACAATCTGTTTATAATGTCAAGATGAAAGACGACTCAAGAAATAATGTCGCTGTACTGGCGAGACTTAATGAACTAATGGAGCAGCAGGGTATATCCAAAGCGGATATGGCTCGTATTGCTGGTGTCAGTCCACAGGCTGTTAATAATTGGTTCAACAGAGGGGATGTTGGCAAACGCTCAGCTCAAAAACTAGCACAATTCGCTGGCGTTTCAGTAGATTGGATATTGGGAGATAACGATGCAGATGGGCCAAATGACACACAGGAACGGCCACTATCACAACGGGAAAAAATTCTACTAGAACTGTTTAATGAGCTACCAGACAGTGAAGCTGATCTGCTCCTAAAAAATCTTGAGGAGAAAAAACAATATTACGATACTTTACTAAATGAATTATTACATAAAAGACAAAATAAAAAAGCATGACTAATCATATTTAATCCAATCATTCAAAAAATACCTCTCAAATAGTTGATATTATTACATCATCTAAGCAATCAGTAATTTCTCAGAAATATTCTCATACAAACAAAGCCACCAATTAGGTGGCTTTGTTTGCCTCATACGCCACTAAATTCGCTCCTAAAGCCCACCAAACAAACTAAAAAAACCAATTAATAAACTAATAGTTGATAACAGCGTTGACAAAATCATCAACTTATTGTTTAATTGAAAACATCAACAGCAAACAGGCAGGACGCCCACGAAGTAGCCGCCAGTGGCATAAGAAGAACTGGATGATTTGCTCAGACAATACGGCACAGCAGCCGTTTAGGTTAAGTGTTCAGACCGAATTTACAGCTTCAGTTGTCATGAAGGAGGAGAACCGCAGCGCTCATTATGACCTGCCATGATTACCCCTTTATGATAACTGGATTTATCCCAACACCAGGGAACATTGTTAATCGAGACCAATCACCACAGAGTGATACGTAAAGAGGCGCAAAGACGGTCGTCATTCCTTGACCAGGGTAAAGCGACGCTGGATAGCGTAACCAGCACCTTTTAATTCGGAGACCATCATCTACATGATGATACGTAAGAGGCAACAAGTGACCTGACAGTCCGGAAAGACGGACACTTTACACCAGACGTAAAAAAACCCACCGAAGTGGGTTCTTTTACCCCGAGTCGCCGACCAAAGCTATCGGGATTTCTAACGGCAGAGACCAATCCGCCGTAAGAGGCAAGACCAATGATTTCCATCACTGATCACTAATAATATATCAGGAGTTGCTATGAAAGCACAACCTAATACACTCAAAGTCACCATCTATGTTTATGCCAAAGAAGGTTTGGGTAAACAGATTGAATTCAACACCCTCACCTTCAAACCCGCTAACACAGCCTATTGGGGCGCATTAGTCCATCGGCATGACGTGGAAATAACGCTCCCGTCAGTTAACAAATCTGACCTAATCCATGCGCAGATCAACGCGCTCGAAGTTGAAAAAGGAAAGGTTCTGGCCAGTGCACAAATAGAAGTGAACCAGATCGAAGACCGGATCCAGTCACTGCTGTGCATTGAAGGCGAACCCGTTTCCGATATGCAACTCCCTGATTAAGCCAGGATGAATTATGCAAAACATCGATGATGTGATTGAAATAATTCTGGATGCTGCTCTAACCGCTGTCGAACATGAAAACAACAGCGATTGCGTGGACGGAGTGACACATATCTCCATTCTTGGCGGAAAGCGACGGGTGGAATACTACCCGACAACGGGAATGGTTTATTCAAACCCGGTTAAGGATATCTATTCCAAGGTTCGACTTCCCAAAGCAGGCATCCGAAGAGCCATCAAACTGGCTAAAACAGGCAATTAACAAGAGGCAAGACCAATGACAACCTATGTTTGTGTATTTGAGCCGACCCAAGAGGCTCAAAAGGATGGGGCTGTACCTTTAGCTATCGCACTTGAAGCCAACTCGGTAAAAATGGTTCAGGCGCTCGCCATCGTTCATTTGGGCGAAGAGTACCCTGAGGATATGGACAAATTCAATACGGATGAACCTATTATCTGTGAAGATCGCACGGGTTCCCCTCGTCCACCGGTGGGTAAATTTGATGAGAAATTTGCCTCTGAATATGAATTCAACGGCACCACATGGCAGGTTAGAGCGCTCGAACAGGCTAAAAGCCCAGCGATTACTCATCGTGACTTTACTCATACTTACGCCACTCTGGATCTGGAAATCGCGCTGGCATTACTGGACGGTGACTTTCACTGCTGGGGAGTCCTGTCGCATAGCCTGAACGCAGCTAAAAAGCTGATCGCAGACAACGATGAAGCATGGCGGCGCTGGTCTACCGCATTCCGTATCAGAACCGATGCCTTATCTATCTCACGGGAAATTATCTTCAGCGTGGTACGTGAAGGTAAACGTCGTCCTGAACTTCTGACTGACGCCGTTGCCAGGCGGGAATTTCTGAACCGCGAATTAGGTGATGCACAACCTGCACCTGAAAAAGAAACGGATTTGTCCATTGAACCGATATCTGAACCGCTGGCCACAGTAACAGAATCCATTGCTGATAGCCCTCAACAGACCGAATCCCAATCCGAAGTGGAAAAAACCGAGACTAAACCCCGTAGGACGCGGAAAAACAAGCAGGCAGAAGAACCGTTACCGAGTGAAACTACCTTGCCGGCTGAAAAAAGCGAAGATGATACTGAGGAAACAGATCAAGATCAGGCTCATGTGACCTGTCACACCGACACAACGAATGACAATTTTCAGTATCGTGCAAACATTCTGGAAGAAGCCATTAAAGCAGGGAGTGACGAACAGCAAACCAATCTCCGTATATGGAAAGCCGTCCAGCGTACAGATCCCCGCTTTACTAAGCCACTGGAAGGGATGGGGTTCAGCGGTACCAGTATTAACAGTAACTACATGTTTATGAGGGCAACTGAGATATTTGGACCCGCAGGTGAAGGCTGGGGTTATCAGGTACTGGAAGAAAAAATGATCAATGGCGCCCCACTTTCTGAGCCTATTTATGACAGCCAAAGTAAGTATATTGGGACGCGTATACTACGCGACAGTGATGGTACGTTGATCTGCGAGCAGAATCATTCCATCAAAATTTTGTTCTGGTATCTGATTGAAGGTGGTATCCGGGGAGAAATCGAAAGTTACGGTGCTACTCCTTACCTTTATAAAAATAAAAGTAAAAACAGCATCAAAGCCGACAGTGAGGTGATTAAGAAATCATTAACTGATGCTATCAAAAAGGCATTGTCTATGCTCGGATTCAGCGCTGATGTCTTCATGGGAATGCACGATAATCCTGAATATCTGGCTGACAATAAAATTGAATTCGGGATTAAGGCGGCCAGCGATAAAGCTGAAGATTGGGTGCGTATCCGTAAGGAACTGGACGATAAATTCATGCGCAATACCGAAACCATGCGCACCGCTGTCAGCCAGAATGAAATTCGCGGTATAGCATCCACCCTCACCCGCGAATTAGGTATTCATTTAGAGAGTGCCAGGGCCAAAGCCGACAAAGATTATGAAAAATATTTGTCTGGCCGCCTGCGTCGTCTGACTGAAATTGAAAAAGAGTGTTTAACCCAACTTGAAGAAGAGGCAGACCAATGACCACAACTGCGATTGCATTAGCCGCTGATTATGACGCGCTGCAGAAACTGATCGAAGCCGGTGACTTTTCCCCGGAGGATATCGCCGACACGCTGGAAGGGATCGAAGGCGAATTAGGCAACAAGTTCGATTCCGTCATGGTTCACGTTCGCAACCTTGAAGGGCAGGCCAGAACGCTGGATGAAGAAGCCAGGCGGCTGACAGAACGCAAGAGATCCTTTGAAGGACAAGTCAAGCATCTCAAGAAGTACATATTGGAATGCTTGCTAAAAGCTGACCTGAACAGTCTTAAAACCACCAAAAATACCTTTAGCACCCGTCAAAACCCGGCCAAAGTCATTATCGATAATGAGATATTGTTGCCTGATGATCTTGTCGATGTACAAACCATCACGGCACCGGACAAGAAAGCGATAAAGGACGCTATCGAACGCGGTGAAACCGTTCCGGGTGCGCATATCGAAATTGGGGAAAGAAGTTTACAGGTTCGCTAACAAACCGTTAATCAAACCGTGTCCGGTACGCCGGGCATTGAGGAGGACATAATGGCTGCAAAGTTAGAAATCATTCTCTTTTATAACGAAGAAATCAACCGGTGTGAAGTGACATGGTCATCCGATTTATCTGCGGATCCAGCCCCAAAGGAAAAAATTGAGCTGGAGAAATTAAAAAATACGTTGAGGGGCGTACTGGAATCAGGCATCCCTCACGGCCAAGTGCATTAAGCGGGGAAACATCATGAAAAATACCCTTGAAGATTTGAATAACCATCTTTTTGCTCAGTTAGAGCGGTTGTCTGACGAAGATCTTTCCGGTGAACAGTTAGAGACCGAAATTCGTCGTGCAAAAGCCATTTCTGGTGTGGCCACTCAAATCATCGGCAACGGGAAACTGGCTTTTGATGTTCAGAAGGCACTGGGTAATCAGGAAATCAAGTCCGCGCCTAAATATCTGGAGGGAAGATAATGATCCAGAGATTTGAGTATACCGCTGAAATGGAAAGCTGGATGAAAGCCAACTACCTGCTGCCATTAGGCGAACTCACGGCGCGTTTTAATCAGCATTTTGCTGTCAACCGTTCAAATGAAGCCATTAATGGCCTCAGAAAAAGACTGGGACTACGTACTGGCCGTAGTGGCCAGTTTTGCAAAGGACACCGCCCTTTTAATGCCGGGACTAAAGGGTTATCCAAACCCAATGCAGGTTCATTTAAAAAAGATCAGGCCGCATGGAATAAACGCAATGTGGGAGCAGAACGGGTCAATGTTTACGGTTATACCGAACTCAAAGTGGCCGAACCCAATATTTGGCGGCCGAAGCATCACGTCATTTGGGAAAAACATCATGGCAAACGACCCAAGGGCACCATCCTGACCTTTAAGGATGGTAACACCCAAAATTGCCAGATTGATAACTTACTGATGCTCACTCACAAGGAGCATGGCGTTATAAACAATTACTATCACGCCGTATCCGTAGAACATAAACCGACCGCCATTAATCTGGCACGGATAAAAATAGCGGTGGCAAGCAGGATAAAATTGGTGTCAGAGGGGCAAAAATGAAGAAAGCACGATTTTCATATTCAGATGAAATGAAACAATGGATGAAAGAACATTATAAATTGACGCGCCATGAACTCACGGACGCGTTTAATGGCCGCTTTAATACAAACCGAAGCAGGGAGAATATTAGCGACCTGCGTAAAAGTTTAGGTTTGCGCACCAGACAGTCAGCTAAATGGCAAAAAGGAGATAAACCCGTTCATGCAGGAACCCAGGGAGTATTGAAAGCCTCTCTTGGCTCGTTTAAAAAAGGGCATCTGACCTGGAATAAACAACCCGTTGGCACTGAGCGCATCAATGGTCATGGCTATGTCGATATCAAGCTTTCCGATCCTGGCATATGGAAACCCAAGCACCATCTGATTTGGGAAAAACATCATGGTAAACGCCCTGAAAACAGTGTCATTACGTTTAAAGACTGCAACCGGTTGAACTGTGATATTGATAATCTGATATTAATTACCCGTGCAGAGCATACGATAGTCAATAATACCAACAGGAAACTGAAAGGAACAGCAACAGAATTTAAACCCGTGCTCATCAATTTGGCAAAAATAAAACACGCTATCTCAACTAAAACCTCAAATGACCAACGACCAAAAAGAGGCAAGACCCATGCTTAAACATCAACACCGTCGTAACCAAGCCGTCAGGCTCACCCTGCCCGATGGCACGAACGGCCTGATCGTGACCGACCGCCGCTGCACAATATCCTACGATTTTCCGGTCGAGATAAAAATTGAGCCAGTTGGCCACAATCAAAAGACTGAGGCCGACAGCCTATCCTTCGCCCGTAAAACTGATTAAGCCTAATCAGAAATTCGGCTACGTAATGAATAGCATGATGGTAAATCCACTGAACGGAGAACCATCATGCAGCCCTGGCAACCCGGACAACAGCTATTAACTAACTTCGATATCAAACTGGGACGATTAGCGGCCAGTGTCAAAAACACGCCCTGCAATCAGGGGGATATTGCCCGTGCCTGCAACACCGCTGATCTGATCATTTTATCGATGATGAGGCAAGACCATGAAAAACCCATGCGACATTATCACCGATAAGGAGATGGCAGAATTGACCGGCTATAAAATACCGTCCAAACAGTGCGAAGTACTGGCCAGACATGGCATTTTCTTTATCACGCGACCCGATAATAAACCCAGAACGACCTGGCAGCATTTTAACCATCCCATGATTGCCACTCGCTACTCTAAACCTACCGAAGAGCCAGACTTCGAGAATGTGTAATTATGGCCAGAACAAGGAAAAATCCCGCCGATGCGAAGTTACCCAAACGGGTCTATCGGGGAAAAACCAAATATGAATTTCATCCGGCCAGAGGGGGATCTGTTTCCCTCTGCCCTCTGGATGCACCACTTTCAGTTATCTGGGCAGAATATGAAAAAATTATTTGTGACATGTCACGGGAGGAAAACACAGTATCAGAGTTAATCAAACAATTCCTGGCCTCTGCCACCTTTCAAGATTTGGCGATGGAGACCAAAAAAGACTACCGAAAATATGCCAACAAGCTGACACCTGTCTTCGGAAAAATGTCACCGGACAATGTGAAACCTGAGCACGTCAGAAAATACATGGACAAACGCGGCCTGAAGAGCAGAACACAGGCCAACCGCGAAAAAACCTTTTTTTCCCGTGTCTACAAATGGGGATATGAGCGTGGAATGGTCAAAGGCAATCCGTGTACGGGTGTGAAGCAATACAAGGAGAAGGCACGGGAACGGTATATCACCGATGCAGAATATACCGCACTTTATTCTGTTTCCCCTGCCATTGTTAAAATGGCAATGGAGCTGGCTTATTTATGTTGCGCACGACAAGCCGACGTGCTGTCACTCACCCGCTCACAGTTAATGGAGAACGGGATCTTTATTCGCCAGGGTAAAACCGGAAAACAGCAAATTAAGGCGTGGACAAAGCGTTTAGAAGATGCAGTGAAAATGAGTGGCACCTTAGTAACCGATCCCGGCATTGCCAGCATGTATGTGATTTGTCAGGCCACAGGCCATAAATATACCCGTGATGGCTTTAACAGCCGCTGGAAAAAAGCGAAAGATATAGCGAAAGACACTTTTCCAGAGTTGGACTTTAACTTTACATTTCATGATTTAAAAGCAAAAGGGATTTCAGATCTGGACGGCACACTGGCAGAGAAGCAGATGATTTCGGGTCATAGAAATATTACCCAGACGGCAAGATACGACAGAAAAATTGAAGTAGTTCCGGTTGTTGGCGGGCAAAACACAAAATGATATTAGGCAAAGATATTAGGAATATATTAGGAATGTGATTTTCATCAAACAAAAAAGCCACCCAAAGGTGGCTCTTTCTTAACGCTAACTCGCTGATACTTAAGCAAGTTTTTATCTGGTGCCCAGGGCGGGACTAGTAATTTTAGTTAATTAATTGAATAATATTAATTTATTTTTACTAATTGATTTTATGCCCCTTTTTATGCCCCTTATTTGTTTATTCTTATCTATTTGAACTTAAAGTAATTTTTTAGAACAACACAAAAACCGTACCCACATAATATGGATTCTGTATATAGGAATAACTTAAGTTTCTACTTAATCTTGTTTCTATTTTTGAGTATTAGCTTTAATTGTTTTGGCTCTATCTTTGAACGTAGGATCAATAGAACTGAGTGCATACAGCCTACCCAATAGGGTGTGTGTTACTGGCATATTAATAGCATTAGGCATATCTTTTATAGATTTCCAACACGTAATATCTGAGACTAGCTTCATTCGCTGCTCATTACGTACAGATACCATTTCACCCTTGATTACAATACCTGTTACAAGCTTCGGTTTATTGCCACTATACAGTTTTGTTTTGGTCGGGTGCATTTGGTGTCCATGCCTTTCAATAATTTGACGAATTATGGACTTGAAAAGTGGATTTACCTGAGCTCCGGAAAAAGTCAAATCATCGACATATAAAGTCATTGTTACATCATGCTTAATAGCTAACTGTTCGAGCTCATTAAACATTCTACAGTTGACCCAATAAGCGAGCGGCATACTGATGCGACTACCTGTTGGAAGATGGCTGTGAATTGTACAAATACAACTTAATATGTCTGCGACATCTGATGAGCATTCCATAACGGTGTAGAAAAACGAAAAAACCATGTTTTTTTTTGTTGATGGGAAAAAAGAACAAACATCGGTTGTCATAAGTGGAAAACTGTTACAGTGAACATGGGCATTACTTACATTTGAATGCTGTTTCTTTCCAGAGTGTAAAAAGTTCGGTGTAGCAATTCGACAAATTAGACTTGCTATCCGCGTATGAACTACATCTAACTCACCTACTGGATGCTGTATTTTACGTACTTTACCTTTCTTCCCTTTCTTCTCAAACTCGTTGTAATTTTCCGTATCGTTCATCATACGAAACAAGGTTTGCATATCAACTTTGAGTAGACTTGCTAACTTTTTTTTTGACTTAAGTTTATAGAAAGGAGAATCCTGTAAAGCGTAAGATTTTTTTCTGGTGACTATTTTAAGCTTTGATTTTTTCGTCATTCTTATTAATCGCCCAATCTGCAATTTCTAAAACTTTACCAGCTATTAATTGTCTGAATTTTTTGGCAAATTTTCCTTCCTTATGAATGCTCTGAGAAAACATTATAAGAGACGTTACAGGAATATCGAATTTTGACGAATACAACTCAAGTAATTCGCTCTCAACAGGCCTATTACCTGACTCAAGTTCTTTTAAATACAGCGGAGTCAAACCGAATTCGCTAGCTAAATCGCTAACCGTCAGTTTATGGTATTGTCGAATTAATCTTAAGGCTTTGTGGATCATTAGGTAGTCCATAGTAGGTTCGAAACAAGGGGGAGTAAACCTACTCGTCACCCCCTCCAGTACCTTCTAACATACGTATTAAGTACCAGATTCTATAAGCCCATACGAGTATGAACTTAATAATTGAAAAAGCGATTTTCCACTTTGGGCGTGCCTTTGGGTTTACTTGCTGATCGCGATGTGTGTTATTTTTTTTCATAAATGTCTCCTATGTGCCTTGAAACCCACCTCATATGCTATGAGATTAATAAGTTACAAGCTCGCCTCACAAAGGAAGGGATTGATCAGCACTGAGCCCCCGTCTCGACGAACCTTTGGTCGCCCGAAAGGTTCGAATACCCACTCATGTTCACGCTGTCACTGATATAACAAAGCTAGGCATGTGGGGGTAAAAGGGTAGAAAGATTTCTCTTTCCGCGGACTAAGTCCAATTAATGGCGTAGTTATCCCTCAACACATCGTATTTTAATCATATTAATAAATTTCATAACAATCAAGAGGAATATTTAAAAATGAGACATAGATAGTAAGTAGTATTAACTTGTCATGATAATTAATAGCTGCCAGTAATTTATGCTAGCAGCATAGAAACTAAGTTATATATTAATTTCTAATTCTACGCTCAATAAGCTGACCGTTCATATCAAAATACCGACTAGGCCAAATTTCAGAGGGATGTATGCCGAGATAGTTCGCGATTATCCATTCACCTTTAGGCCACGGCCTACTGAGAGTATTTGCCAGTGTAGATGAACTAAGTCCCGCTTCACGAGAAACAGCGGCTAAGGTTGTACCACGCTTACGTAATGCCGCAATAATATCGGCTTGGTGCCAGTCATTTCTAACGTTATTCATTCCTGCTACCCCTTCCATTAATTGATAAAATTGATGGTGGTGATTCAAACAGGGTTCGCAGTACCGGTAACGTCCAACCGGCGAGGCCGAAGCCTCCCCTGCCTGAACCACCATTGAAAATGGTGATAGCAAGCACACTGGTAGAAATTTCCTACCAGTGGGACGTTATATTCAAGGCTGCGAAACCTTACCACTAGATTTTGCTAATGGCGGGGCTACTTTAACGAATTGTTTTATCTGGTTCAATAAGCGAATCAGTAAAACAGCTTAACTTTTTGCGTTATATCCCATTGAACATGTTAAGGCGCTCTTGCTGCTCTTCACTTAAGCTAAATGCAAACTCTTCATGTTCAATCTGCCATGTGCCAAAACTCATCAGGAACGCGATTGCGGGGTCTATCTTGTTTGCCGATTTCTTTTTGTTTGGCTTGATATTGGCGTTCGCGTCGGTTTCCATCACTACATTGGACATTGCCCACGCGAGCACAGGATCGCCGTTGTGACGAATAACTTTACGATTTACGAACACCTCGGCAGATTTCGCCACAGGGCTAAAGCGCATATAGGTTTGTGGGAATGGTTCAACATCCAGCCCTGCGCCCTGTAATTGGGTACGTAGATGCGTAGCGTTCCACGTATCAAACCCCACCAGCTTGATATCAAACTGCTGGCTGTCTTTAAGAATGTCATCGCGGATACGGTCATAATCAATGCAATCGCCTGCGGTGGTGCGTATCCAGCCTGCTTGTGCCCATTGGCGATAAACCGCCCGATTTTTGTTAGCAGGGTTCTGCAATTGCGCTTCGGGTAGATAATGACGGGTCAGTACTAACAGTTCATTATCCACGGGGAAGGTGTAACAAATGCTAGTGATATCGCCTGTTGAGGATAAATCCAGTCCGGCGTAACACTCCAGCCCTTTAAGGTCGTTTTCATCATAATTGAGTTGGCAGGCTTTCCACGCACCTTCGCCCATCCACGGGGTTTCACCCTGACACCAGATATTAAAGCGTTTGGTTAGCATTTCCGTCCATTGTGAGGGAATACCTCGCGCTTTCTGGATGGTGTCATGCAGGGCGGCACTGTCTACCGATATATCAAGATTAGGGTTAGCTTTTATCCAAAGGGTTTCATCATCAATCTCGTGCTCGTCGTCCAGTTCGTAAATCAGGGCAAACAGGGATTCGTTTTGTTCTTCGCCATCCAGTATCTGACAGCAATAATCATAGTGCTGCTTACAAGCCGAAATAACGTTACTGCCCGCTGTCGTGATGGCAAACAGGATGCCTTCGAGGCGAGCACCCATTCCCAACTCAAGGGCAGAGTAAACAGCATTATCAGGGTGTAAATGATATTCATCGACAATAGCAAGGCTGGGATTGGTGCCTTCAATCGTGGCGGCTTTGGCGGCCAGCGGTTTTAACAAACTGTTGGTTTTGGGATAGGCAACTTTGTGTTGCTGGATAGTCACCCGCTTTTTCAGCGGCTTGGATAATAGGCTCATCTGGCGGGCATCATCAAATACAATTCGCGCCTGATCACGACTGACGGCAGCAGTGTAAATATCCTGCTGCCCTTGTTCCATCACCAAGAACCAGTTAGCCAGTATCGCGGCAACGGTGGATTTGGCATTTTTGCGCGGCACCTGAATATAAGCACTGCGGTATTTTCGGCGTCCGGTGGACTTTAACTTAAAACCGAACAGGTTAGCAAAGGCGAACTGTTGCCACGGTTCAAGCATGATAGGTGTACCGCGCAAGTGGCCTTTGACATGGGGACAGACACGGGAAAAGGCAATAAAACGCGCCACAACCTCAAAATCAAACAGATAAAGCGGGTTATTCAGGTCGTTAAAGTAGCGTTTCACGGCCTGTTTTACTCGTTTACAAGCCGGAATTTTACCGTTTTCGATATCAAAAGCGTACTGTTCCCATGCGTTCATAGGCGATCCAGCTCGTCTTCTTCCTCGGTTTCCACCGGATTTTTACGCCGTGATACGGGGTCAAAACCCAGCAACGACGACATTTTTATCATGATTTTCTCGGCATCCGCTTTAGCACTCAATGACGGGTTGCGGCTTTCGCTGCCCTGACTGTTCACGATGCTAAAGCCCCGAATATCAAGGTCTGCCACCGCTTTTCGGTAAATGGCATAGTTCACACAATACAGTTCTAAATTGTTCCAGTCAGCGGCGTTCAGGTCTTCCCGTTCGCTTAATATTTTACCTTTGGCCTTCCATTGGTTGGCAGCAATATCATTAAGGTAAGTTGGTGGCTTTGGCGCTCTTGCCATGATTTTTTTCCTTGTTGTTTTATTTTCAAAAAAACTGCCGTGCGTAAAAATTGAAGGAGGGGGTCGGTTCCGCTGGGAAGCGCATTTGTCATTTTTGATACCCCCACCCCGTTATTTTGTTTTGTTATTATTCATTTGATAACCAGTCACGATACCTTGCTGCTTCGCTCTCCTGCTCCCGATAAATCCCCTGTTTGCGCTTTACTTTGGCTATGGGATCTGTCTGCACGGTCTTGCGGTTATGGCAAGCATGGCATAGTGCTTGATGATTGGAAGCAGGCCAGAACAGCACATCAGTATCACCCTGTATCGGGATAATGTGATCCACAATGGTGGCAGGTGTGTAAATACCTTGCGGTAAGCAATGAACACACAACGGATGGGCTTTCAGGTAGTGCAGCCGATAGCGTCCCCATCGGTTACTGTAGCCACGCTGGGTGCGGGTGCCTCGTTGCTTGTCCTGCTGGCGTCTGGCTTCCCGCTGGTGTTGCTCGCATCGGCCTGATTTCACTCGTTCGCGGCAGTGTGGGTAACTACATCGCTTTAATGGCTGCCACGGCATCAGTAGACTCCCACATCACGATAGACAGACCACAGTGATTTAATGGTGAACGGGACTTCTTTAAGCTCAACATCGGT